TCGCAGTGGCATTGGCTCATCGGCAGCAATCTCGAAAGTTTGCCCCCATTGGTTAGTGCAATAGTGCTTGCCAAAGATAGTGAATTTCTCCATCGATTGATACACTATCTGCGGCTCGATGTGAATTGTGTGGTGATGCGTATGGACCTTGCAGCCAATACCCACCACGCAACCCTCATCGATTGTAGTATACGTTGAGTCTCTGCCTTCATCCATTGTCGCTTGCTTTAGGTATGTATCCTGCGGCCACCATTGCTGCCACTATCGCTGCAAGTGTCTCTGTTGATATCTGCTTAAAGATTAAAGCAAACACAGAACTGAGAATCACCAAAGAGCCAATTGTCGGTCTCCAGTGCTTAACGATAATATCAAGCACTTGCCGAAATTTGCTGACTCTTCTTGCCGCCATAGTAGGTCAAACGATTGGTGTGAAATATAGTTGCGCCTCTTTCTTTCGCCTTCTTACAAGTCCGGTTGAAACCTCGCCGCCTGCCCTGTTCCACTTAAGGAACTCAGCTGCAATCTTCGGGTCGTTTGGATTTGCTTTGATAAATCTCAACAGCTGCGATTTAGCAAGGTTTGCTGGACCGAGGTTGAAACAGAAACTTACAAGCGCATCGAACTGATTCTGATTCACCTTTGTAGTGTTCAGCAATCCAATCACGCTGCCCTCGAACTCCTTAAGGTGATCCTTGAGAAGTTGCGCCGCTTGTGCATTGGTGATTGTCTGCCCGAGCTTAACCTTGCTACCGTCTGCGTAGTATGTTGCGCCATATCCAATGGTCGGCACTCCTGCGCTGCATAGGTAGGAAGTTAAACGCAAGCCTTCAAACTCCTGTATGAGTCGGATGCCGTTGTTAGAGGACTTCATATTGCAATTGTATTACGCAGTATTGCATATTAGCATTGACATTGGCTGTAGTAATACCAATATAGCAAGTATTGTTGGTTACTTCTGCGTAAATATCAAGCCCTACAATCTCTGCTAATGATGTTCCATTAACCGACCACTGCATCATTCCAAATAGCTGCTTTGAAATTGTGAAGTTGGATGCCACTGGTAGCGATAATTCAAATGAGCCAGTTGTTTCTAATGCATCCATAGTAATCTCTAACTGAATAGAGCAATTGACTATGCTACCCACTTTGATAAATGTTGCAGAACTAGGTGTTGCAATTATGCCATTCACCTCTCCACTAACTGTCGGAGTATAAGTGCCACTTGACAAGATGTTTCCCAATTCAATCTGCTTGGATGTTCCTTGAGGGGATTGCGATGTGTCGCTAACATCAACGATATAAAGTAAGTCTGCATCAACCGCTGTGGTCAATGTACCTAAGTCTGTAATTTTTACGCCTGCCATTTTATATAGGTTTATATGTTATTAAAGGTAATTGTTTAACCCAATCAATTGAGCATTGTTCAACTTCTTCAATACTGATAATTAAATTACCATCAATATCATTGATTGGATTGAAATAGTTATCAGGTATGAATTGAACTCCAATAAGACTCTGTGCTTGTTCCAATGTGAGTAGGTAAACTTCCATTATACTTGTCTTGCTAAAGTGGTTTGAAATGCTTGTATTGAAGAATATAGTAATGCTGCTTCACCATCAGTTAACCCGCTGCCGATTGTTGCAAAGGCACATTCTTTTCTTGAATAGAAAGATGTTACTCCATTATTATTTAATGCACCTAAGTAGTAGTTTTGAGCACTCATTGTGCCTGATGCAGTTACACCAGTTGCAATCTTTGTTGAATTTCTCCACCCATTAATCACATTGGATGCCGTTCTATTAGCCATATAAAATGCTCTTGAATCAGTATCCGCAGCAGTAATATAAGCAGTTGATGAGTTAATTCTAAAATATGTAATATTACTTGTTCTAATTTCTAATACTGAACCTTGAGTTGCATTCGCTCCACCAATCTCAACCTCTGTTAAGTTAGAATTAGTCCTTGAGTAATAACTTATGTGATGTGAATTCTGAGATGCGTTTGCACTTGGATTAAAGAATGTATTAGCGAATGAATTAGTACCATTAGGCAATGCGCCATTTAAAGAATGCGTCCAACCTCCACTGAAGCTAAGTCTGAAAGCAGCATTTGTATCAAGTGGATTCTTAAGATTAAATTTTTGTGTAGTTGCCGTTCCACCAACCATCGGATAAATGGCACTACACTTAGCCCACGTTCCGTCTGCTTTCATAGTTGTTACCAATGTACAGATGGCAGATGAAATAGTGGCATCTGTGATGCCTGTCGCAGTTAAGAATGCAACTGCATCCGCATCACCACAACTTGGTGCATACCAATATGGATTTACTAAAAAGCTCATGCGTAGTTACCGATTAACATTACTTTCAATCCTTTCGCTGTTCCATTTCCAATCTGGTCGATGTCGATGGTGATCTCTGCATCGTCTGCAAGTGAAGTGTCGCTGATCACTGGAGGAGTGGCAGCTGTTGTGCTTGTCTTCTCAGTGTTGTCGATTGTCAGTTTAGTGCTTAAGATACTTGTTCCGTTCTCATTGATATCAACAGTGAATATACTACCACTTGCCTGAGCCGTTGTAAGCGAAGCTCTTACCGCTGTAAGTGTGACAGCTCTCGGCATTCTAAAAGTAATCTTTGCCGTTCCAGTAGTCAGCGCAGTGCCCTCATCTGATGCTGCAACAACAAGCTCGAAGGGAGTAGCATAATTACCGCTGCCAAGTATCGATGTCGAGTTGATTGTCTTTATGTTTGTGCCGCTAACCAGTGCATCCTGCTTGCCGTTAAATGTTGTCCAATCAGCTGTGCTTAATGCGCCTCTGTTGCTTGCGCTTGCAGTTGGTAGGTTGAATGTATGCGTATCAGTTGCCGAGTTAATCCCGAAGTCAGTGCCACTTGTACCAGTTGCGAAGTTCTGAACTTGCGCGGTCAAGCCGTTTAATGCGTTTAGCCCTGTGGTAAACGTGGTAATAATTTGACAAAGGTTATTGTCCTCGGTATGCAGCGTAATTGTTCGCCCCGATGTAGTTACGAAAATGCGTATTGCGAGCCTATCAGTTGCAGCCAATACTGTCGAAGGTACTGCAAGGGCGGAAACATACAAATCCACAACCGTGCCGCCCGTAATGGCTTCGGGGTTTGTTGCCCCTGTTGAGATAAGCGTAAAGCTCGCACCATCGTACTTGTAAAGCTCGATGTAAAAGCTTGGGCTTCCACCGCCACTCGATGCGTTAAAGTACGTTTCAAAGTTCCAATTGCCTGAAGGGATTGCCAAAAGATTCGGGTCGCCTGCATCCGTTATGAATTGCGCGATATACCCATTGCCTTGCGCGTTTGTGCGTGTGAAGTTCGTGCCAGCTCCGAGAATCGGCACGCGGCTCATTTCGAAATATTGATTTCCTAAAATCGTCCCTTGACTTATTGAGCCGTTGAGGTAATAGTTAACCGATGCGCCACCGCCACCGCCTAAAGGGAAGTTAGCGAGTGAGCCATCGCCACGAACGTACTGGCTCACAACTCCGTTAGCAGTTATGTCAACACTTGGAGTGGTGGTTGAGTTTGGTACGTTAACGCTGAAGGCAGGGTTTGTAGGGCTTGGTACTGTTGCCGCAACAGATGTAACTGTGCCCGTTGGAATGGCAGGGAATGCAGTCGGTGTTCCAGTGCCATCAAGGTAGTCGGTGTTGGTGCCTGTTGGAACATCGAACTTGCCATCGAAGGTGTTCCAATCTGTGCTGCTTAGATATCCGTCAGTGCTTCCATCTGCTTGGCTTATGCTGATGTCGGGCGTTGCTCCTCCGCTTGATGCGATTGGTGCTGTGCCTGTCACCGATGTAACTCCTCCAACTGCAACAACTGCCCAAACAGCTGCGCCGATTGTGTCATCAGAGCAAAGGTAAACGGTGCCATCATCCAAGCTCCATCGAGAACCGACCACAAAGCCTTTAGTGCTGTCATCAGTTACTTGAGGCACAAAGGTAAAGTTGTGCGTCACATCACGAATGGTGAAGCCATCTTGCTGCATGTAATATAATCGCCCTGCTTCCCACTTTAGCTCATAACTTATGGAGCATATTTGCGCTGTGCCCTTTGCGCCGCCATTGCCTGCATCGGTTGTACCTTTGCGGAAGAATGCGCCGTTATCAAATGAAAGCCCTGCGCTTGCTGTAAATGCAATGTCGTTGGTTG